TCACGAAGTTTAAGAGCCCAAATACGCTCCCATTCGTTTGCATAACCGCGATAGCGAGTTGCAATTGCTGTGTTTGACATTTCGGCTGCAGTCTTAAAGATCTGCGTATAGCCATAGTCGTCTTCTATTTCACTAGACCATGCATCGGGTGAACCAGTTCCCTCTTGAAATGATGTGCCAATTACTTGACAATTATCATCATCCGCAAGAGTTTTTGATGCTGTGCTACTACCAGATAAAGCAACTACCTTACCTGTAAATGTAGTAGATGTACCAGCATCTACTGGAGCTGAATCAACCCTAATCAAAGCCTGAGTATAACCACTTGCGCCACTTACGGTATTAACCGAAAAAACCATTCCTTTTACAAGGAAATCTACTGATGCTCCGCCAGAAGATGTTCCACCTGTAGCTCCGTCAGCGTCAGCTGTAATTGAATAAGAGCTTCCTGCCGAAACAGCAGCTCCTCCATTTACAGCAGCAGCTAATTTAAAACTACGTGTAGTCCAATCAATCTTGGAACGATTTTCCAAAAATCTAAATACAGGATCATCCGTTGGTACTTTTGCAACTTTTGAAAGATATACAAAAAACGGTGATTCTTCGGGTGCTAACTCAGCAACCCTATCTGAAAAATCGTATAATCTGCGGCGGTCAGGCGCTTGCCCGACACCAGCACTGGTAGCAGCAGCTGTGATATCATAACTGGATTTTACTCCACTTGTAACAGCCATTTGTGTTACCTCCTATTTGATTATAGTTATTAGGGAATTCTCCCTGCTTGCCCTGCTTGCAAAATTCTATCCCATGCAGACTCTTGTTCATTCTTACCACTAGGGGCTTCGCCACCTTGAAGAATACCAGCAGTCTTAGGAATACTTTGAGTTGCCTTTACAGCTTCCATATTCGGAGAAACATTGTCCACGCCTTTATTGTAATATTTACGATACACGTCAATTAACAAATCCATTGGTAATTGATCTCTTGGTGTAGTTGCAAATTCAATAAATTCGTTTACATCCTTCTCGTCTTGCATATTGTAGTTGTTAGACAATTCACTACGTAAATTTTGCAACGCAACTTGACCTTGAAGTTGAGACATATGTTTTCCAACAGCCTCATCTACCAAAGTCCTTTCCTGAGTCATTCTCATTTTGTACGAAGGAGACTCAGGCTTGTAATAGGCCTCCCATGGGTCAAAAGATGATTCATCGACAGTGTCGGGATCATCCTGTTGTCGCATAGTTTCTTGAACTGGTTTTCCTTCAAGCTTATTTCTCATTGCTTCAACTACATCAGGTCTTTCATCAAGAACCTTTCGTAAATCTTGCATCGGAGAAAGATCGTCATATTCAGTTTTAAGACTCTCGTAATCAGATTTCTGTTTATCATACATAGACTGAAACTTACGAGTTTCATTTTCCCAGTCAGTACCATAGTCTATTTGGCTTTCGTCACCCTCTTTAGTAATTAAATTAGGTGCTCTTTTATTAGCCTCATCTACTACAGCATCTTGCACACTTGGCATATCTGATGCTAGCTCAACATCGGGCATAGATGTATCTAAGCCCTCTCTTGTATTTACTCCAGGATCTGCCACTGGTGCTTCTACTACACTTTCTTGCACTTGTTCTTCCATATAACCTCCTTTAGATTTCTTCTTATATTCGGACAATACCGTGCGATATCCCGAAGAAGTTTAACCTATGATTACCGTTTTACTCGCGCGTTCCCCTTCTTAGAGGAACTCCCTTTATTCGCCTTTTCTACTTTCAACGCAGCTTCGGCACGAACTTGCGCTTTGTCAATCACACCTTCCAATTTATTAATCTTAGTTCTTTCTTTGAACTTAGCCTCAGAAACAACCTCGTTTAAGTCACTCTTGAATTTCTCAGTAATAACCTGTTTTTTAGCATGTACCGCTTCGCGGTCTGCTGTTTGCAAGTCACCTTTGAGTTCCTTCACTTGCCCTTCAAGTTGTTGGATGTACGACTGCATTTTCGCCATCATACCTTTGCGTGTAAGTACGCCTTCTTTGTCAAAGATCTCGGTTTTCTTCAAGACCTCGACATCATCTACCAAGTTTAACTTATACGCCTCAAGGTACATATTATATTCTGCTACCTTGTTAGACGGTAATGTTGAACCTGATATTATACGAACGTCATGTTGCCCTATAGAAATATCATTTTCTATTGCAGTTAGCTCGTTGGTCTTATCATCATACAACCTATTATTTACTGAAAATTCAGTAAGATCATTATTTGGTTGCACGATTCTAAATGTTTTCTGGAATGTATAATGACCTTTTGCAAGATTATATATACATCTTCCAAGTTGATTTAAACTTGCTTCTATATCCTTAAGCTTAGACCTTCCTCGACTTTCGCCCATTTCGGAAAGCATAGCCGTACCGCGAACGGTATCTGGAGCTTTATCGCGAAATCCTTGCATCAACTCTGGAATACCAAAATTTAAATCTATATAATGTTCTACTCTATCTATTAAATGATAAAATTCAGATGCTAATGGTTGTGGAGCTGGAAAATGTGGCTCACCAAATTCTGGATTATATTCTAAAACAGCATTAGGATTAGCCCAATCTTTTTCCAACTGTGAGACATCATCAACACTTCCCTCTGGAACAAGCAACTTAAGACCAGCTGATGCTTGTGCATGACTTAATGTTAATGAAAATAATTTATTTAAAAGACGTTGTGAGTCTTTTACTTTCATTACATCTGATTTTGGATATGGAGTATTAGTCCAAATATTTGGGATTGGTATAATAGGATATATATCAGTGTTAAGCAGTTGTTCATATAAGAGATATTGACCCATCGTAGCAACAATTCTGATACGTGTTTGCATTATTTCGACAGCCTCAACCAGTCCCGATTCTAATAAATGACCACTATCTTGCGTTATCGATTGATATTCCTCTAGGGAAACAATCTTTTCTTCGCCAGTTTGTTTATTAAACAATCTATAAAAAGGAATTTTAACCTTTTCAAATCTTTCTATTATTCTATATTTTTCATAACCAGCGCTATCTTTATCTTTTACAACATCGGGTGTAAAAGATTGAGAAGAGTTTTTTAATGTAGAAGATGGATAGTCATCTTCATTACTCATTGTATCTATATCATCAATTACTTCTTCTATTTTTGGATACAAAGATATTACTTGATTCCTTGTTAAAATTGTAGAAAGTAAAATAGATGATGCATCAGTAAAATATCTACTTCTAGCTGCTGGATCAACATATACCCTAAATGGATTTACATGAGTAAATTTAACTTCACCTCGACCGAAATCAGCTTCGGGGTCTATATAGGTATAAAAATACCCAAGTCCCGCTATTGAATAGTCGTGAACAGCTTGTTTGAATTCTGTATCGCCATCGGATATATCCCAACAATACTCTAATATAGTCTTCCAAACTTGTGCTATTTTATTATCAGAATCTTCTCTTGCGATTGCAGAGAACTTTGGATTCTTAGATGTTAAGAGTGACTTGAGTTTGTCAACTGCAGCATAAACTCTATCTATAATAAAGTCACCTTGCCCTACCGCACTTAATGTATCAGATTCTTCTTCAGTATAATGATTACCAAGGACAAAATCGATAGCATCTCTGGCTTCAACTTCCCAGTCTACACGTGCGTCGCGCCATCTTCTCCAAAGGTCTAAATTGTTTTGAGCTTCGTCTTGTTCGACGTTATTTCTTTCGCTAGCTATTTTAAGATCTCCTAATTATGCAATTTGCCTTAAATATAATATAAGGCTTAAAGTACCGCTTGTCAAGTGTTTTTATCATTTTTTTTAAATTCTTTGCCCTGTAACCCAACTTCTGAGTATTCTTCTACCTAAAAACTCTTTCTTCTCCTCAATTGTCTCTTCAAAATTTTCTGAATCAAATTTCATACTAACTGGCGATCTTGCGTTTATTACAGAATACCAAAGACCGTCAAGCAAGTCATCATTCTTTCCTTTAGGAAAGTGAAACATTTCATCAACTAAATCACTATGTTGTTTCTTAATAAATAATTTACCTCTATTAACAATAGGACAAAGCAATGATTCAAGCCTATCTTCTTTCTTAATTCCAGTTGGTGGTCTTACTCCTCTTGCTATACCAGGAGCCATCTTTCTATCCTTTCCAGAAAGTTCATTAACCGCATCACGTATAATACCTTGCGCCCCTACGTGCTCTACGTTTGCTCTTCTCATTGGTTGATACTCCTTAGCAAATTGAAATATCTTTCTTGGCATATCGTATAAAGGTATATGTTCATGGAAAATATCTATTACATAGATATTTTTATCACTATCAATGCCAATAACCAAAATAACCTGATAATCATGTTGAGCGGAAGACTCATAAGCAAGGTCAACACCCATATATACATTAACTGGAATTGCATCTTTTTTTGTAATAATGTAAGCTTGATTATTTCTCGCTTTAAATTGTCCATCAAAATAATTTATCTTATCTATTTTAAATTTTGCAGTCTCAAGATCTCGAGCATCATTCATATACTCTTGAGCAAATTTATGTAATTGCCCTACGTACTCATAATCTTTTCTTATTCTAGCTATCTTATCTTTCGGAAAATATGAAGGCCATAACGGAATATCATTCTCTATAACTCTATGAAATACCATTTCCCATGTGTACTCTTCGCTATTTTCTTTAGCCTCTAAATATCCATCATATATTCCTTGTAAAGCAGAATCATAGTGGACAATAGTTCCAATCAACCATATAGCTCCTTGGTTTCCCTTGGATTCTTCTAGTGCAGGATACACTGTAGACATAAGCCATTCTTTAATTTCCTTACGTCTTTCTGGTGTCTTTGTATTTAATTCAGATTCAAAGTCATCAAGTATAATCTTTGTATATCTAAGACCAAGTTCTGATCTACCACGAAGCCTTTGACTTGTACCCTTAGCTATAATCCTATCGCCCTTAGAAGTAGTGATTTCTTTCTCAGTCCATTTAGGCCCAGCCATATCACCAAAGTAGTAATTCAATGCTGGGTTAAACTCTATATGACTTTTAATATACTTAAGATGATCTACCGCCTGACCTTGTTCTTCTGATACCCAAGCCGCAAATTCATTCTTACCTTGCGGATTAAAACATATCTTATGTAAAAGAGCAGCCTTAGCCATAGTAGACTTAGTATGTCCACGAGGAAGCACCAAACAAAGTCTTCTAATTGTATCATCTAAAAATAAATTACCAACTTCATAGTGAAACGGAGCTGGCTTAGATTTCATAAAATCTTCAGGCAAAAACAGTTGACCAAAAGCTACTAAATCTTTAGATACCATATTGAGTACCCGCTCTTTTTCGCTTAGATCATTTGGAATTATATTAAACTTTTCTATTGTTCCAATCTCCATTTGGTATTTCTTCAAATACATTTACCATTTTAAGAAGCTGTGGGCCAGCAACATATACCCAAACTCTTTCTTTATCACCAGAATCCAATTCTACATCCACCTTTACTCTATCATAAAGACCCGTTGATACACCTTCATATAAATCATATTGGGCTAAGTCTTCGCTTGTAACATTATGAACCTCTACAACCGTTCCTTTGCCTTTATAATCTTGAATCATAGCTGGAAATCTTTGATGCCCAGGATATACTAATGATGTATTCTTTACTTTGCCAGTATTCTTGTTTCCGTTGCGAAGAGTTCCATATACAGCTAGCTTCATTTTTTAGTCTTTACTTTCTTCTTAGTTTTACTTTTGCTCGGAACCTTTTTATCCGCTATCTTCATAGAGGATATACTAAAATGCTCTGGAGCATCTTTTTCTCCAATAACCTTTTGCACTATTGAACCAATAATGTGGTTATTAATAAGATATTTTTTTAACATATCAGCTAATTCTTCTTTATCTAATTGATCGTGGACTTCTAATACAAGATCAAATTTTACTTCTTTCATTACGCTTCTCCATAGTTAAATATTAATCCCGGTTTCTTTATCTCAAACTCTTCATCATAAGATGAATAGCATTCAGAACATTCTACCGAAAAATAATTTTCATTTACGTTATACCATATAGATGCGTATTTCTTCATTGGAAATCCACAAACTATACAGTGTTTACTTTTCGACTTCTCTCGAAGCCTCAATGAGCTTTTTCGAATCTCCGCCTTGGATAGCATTTAGTTGATCCTTTGTAAATCCTTGAAATAATGTAAGAGACTCAGTTCTCTTCTCGGTTTCCATCATTCCACTAATTTGCATTAGTGTTTTAATTGCTTGTATTTTATCTTTATCTTGAGAACCTTCATTATCAACAACTTCTTTCATCCTTTCAAGTAAGTAAAGCGGTGTGATCTCAGCCTCATGTAAGACCTTATCTACTTCTTCTCTAATCAAACCTTTAATCCTTTCAGTACTTAATAGTATTTTTCCTTGATAATCTGCGTATTTTTCATTATTGGTTGGATATGCTTTCATAAACGCTTCAGCGATTCCATCGCCTTGCGCTACATATTTAGCAAAAAGGAATTCTCTTCTAGTAGGTTTCTTTCTATGTATCTTTTGTTGATACAAAGAAAGTTCATCAGAACCAAAAGAGTACATATTCTTTCTAAGTTCACCAGACATTTCTATATTGTCTTTACAAAGAAAAGTGCCAATAGCTGTCCTAACATAGTAATTACACACGCCCGTAGACTGACTATTCTTAAGCTCACCCCGCCGTAGAACCTGACAGATTTGACCGTCGTCAGTCGTTACCCAGCTACCTTCAGTGCCGTCCCTCCAATTGCGAGTTAAATTTTCGTTAGGACAGTATTGGCTAAACTCCTCTTCATTGCTATATACCCTGTGTTCAACGTTCTTTATTTTGCGAACCAGCATATATTATAATATAACCCTTAAATACACCTTTGTCAAGTACTAACGTGCTACACTTCTTAATTCTGTATTATCTGTGCTTATTCTTGTTTTACTTCTTATGAAGGGAGAATTACATCCTCCGCACCTATAAACAGGAAATTCATTCGAACTTGTAAAATATGTAGCATCTGATGGTTTTAAGTTCTTACTTCCACAAGAAGGACAAACGTTACCATCCATCAATACACCAAGATTTGGATGATTTTTAATATATGGTCTTAATTTAAGATAAACTTGCTCTAAGCCAACAACATCCCTTTTATTGTAATGAAGCATATTATTCAATGCATCCTTATTTCCATTCATACAGTCGATCCATAATTGAAAATCGGTCTTAAGCTTCTCAGCTAATCCAAATGTCTTTGTAAGGAAATCTTGCTTATTAGAACTAAAAGCAAATTCCCTCCTTGCAATCTTCAATGTGTCTATAGATTTATAAGGAGACGGTGGAGCCATATCATTAAGTATGAATCTTGCATTAAGTTTTCTTATATCAAACCTATCACCGTTGTGAGCAATAACAATATCTGCTTCATCAAGTAGTTTCCATATAGAAGCAACAACTCTTGAGTCATCTCTAGTTAAAGCTTCTTTAGGTGTAACAATATCAGATATGACAGAATCATCATAAAGCCACTTAGCCGCCCAGGATAGGACATGCCACACTCTTTGCTTGTTATCTTCATCCCTAACTAAATTAGTAGGAGGAACATATTGCTTACCAAAATCCCAAACCCATACAGGCATAGGTGTAGTTTCTATGTCAAATAGTAATATCTTAGGAAGAACCGTAAGATCAGCTACATCTGTAGGTCTTGTCCATCCCATAGATTCTATTTTTCGAGTAACTGATTTATATGTACGCATAAAACCAGCATTATCTAACTCATAACATATATCACGTACACTCTTCATTGTCCTAGTATATTGACTCAGGATCTCTATTTCAGCTTTAGTCCACTTCATGATAGTCCCTTTCT